CAGGACTCGAACCTGCAACCCGCGGAGTAGAAATCCGCTACACACCCTGATCTTGTTGATGAATTTCCGCTCTTGCAGCGTCCGTGCAGCGTCCCTATACTACCACATAGGCAAATATGCACGGAGATAGAAGCAGATGTCCGTCCGTAAACGCGAATGGATAAATCCGCAGGGCGAGACCCGCGAAGCCTGGATCGTCGACTATGTCGACGGCAGCGGCCAACGCCGCAACAAGAACTTCAAACGCAAACGCGACGCCGACGCCTACCATGCCAAGGTCGGTGTCGACGTCCGCGCCGGCATCCACACCCCCGACAGCGCCAGCCTGACCATTGCCGAAGCCGGGCAGCTCTGGCTGCAAACCAGCGAGAACCTGGGCCTCGAACGCACCACACTGGACTTCTACCGCCAGCACCTCGAATTCCACATCGTGCCCCTGATCGGTAACACCAAGCTCTCCCAGCTGACCGTACCGATGGTGCGCGCCTTCGAGGACAAACTCCGTACCGACCGCTCCCCGGCCATGGTGCGCAAGGTCATCGGCTCATTGGGTGCGATCCTAAACGATGCCCAAGAACGGGGTCTCGTCGCCCAAAACGTGGCGCGGGGAAGACGCAAACGCGGGCAGAGGGCCGACAGGCGTAATGGCAAGCTGAAGCCCGGCATCGATATCCCCACACCGGACGAGATCCGCGCATGGCTCCCACATCTGGATGGGCAGTGGCGTCCGCTCTTCCTAACCGCAATCTTCACCGGCCTGCGCTCCTCCGAGCTCCGCGGTTTGCGATGGTCCGATGTCGACATCAAGCGCAGTGAACTCCATGTCCGCCAGCGGATCGACAAGTTCAACACCGTGGGCGCCCTCAAATCCGAAACCAGCGAGCGGGTGGTGCCATTACCGCCCATGCTGCTCAAGGCGTTGCGGGAGTGGAAGCTGGCCTGCCCAAAGGGCTCGCTCGGCCTTGTGTTTCCGAACGGGGCGGGGCGGCCGGAAAGTCATTCCAACATCGTGCAGCGCGGTCTACAGCCAACAATGATCGCGGCCGGGCTGACCACAAGGAACGGTGAAGCGAAGTACACCGGGATGCATGCGCTACGTCACTTCTTCGCCTCATGGTGTATCAATCGCCGCGTCGATGGCGGACTGGAGTTGCCGCTGAAGGTCGTCCAAGCCCGGATGGGGCATTCCACCATTGCGATGACGGCAGACGTTTACGGCCACCTGTTTCCGCGCGGCGATGACAGTGCCGAGCTGGCAGCCGCAGAGAAATCCTTCCTCGTCTAGATATTTGGGCCGCGAGTCGACAAGTGATAGAATGCGGGCCTCGCAGGGAGCTATTGCGATGCCCGATGACCGCGACGACGGACCCTTAACTTACTTCGAATTCGAACGCAGAAAACGCGCAAACCCCGAGCTCGGGGTGGGCGCGATCAGCGGCAAAATCAAGTACCCGCGATTGCCGCCCGATAGTCCCTGGGCGAGTGATCCGGTCCCAGCAGAAGAACCCATTGACCGAACTGAAGACGGACTAATTATCACGAGAGGAGATAACCAATGACCAAAGCTCACGGCGTTTCGGGTGGGGGCATTCAAGGTAACAAAGTCAGTCATGTCGCCGCGCCAAAGAAGGAGCCCGTGGTGTATCGGGCGAGCCCGGGGGCGACAAGTCGGCTGGGGTCGATGGTCGGCCAAGGCACGCCCTATAAGTCGTTGCAGACGCAAGGGGGCTCATACAGCAATCCAATCGGACCGAGCCCGAGCGTTGCAGGGCCGGGTGGTGGGAGGGTTGTCCTTCCCCATGGGACGCAATCTCACCATTCGACGACCCCGATGCAGGGGCCGCGTCGCGACTTGTTCAAGTAATCAAGGAGGCCACAATGGCTGATCGGATGAGCACCGAGGAATATGCATTGTCGCGCTTGACCAACACTTTGGGCCGAGGGGAGCAGACTGAACAGCAACGGGCAATGCAACGGGCCTGTGACGATAAGACGATGCGGGACATCGTCGCTGATAACAGAAACTCCGTATTCCTGCCGAGCCAAGGGGCGACGGTGACCGTTAGCGGTGCAGGGCGAGTAATCGATGGTGGTAATAAGTCGGGGTGGGTTGACCCAGCGCCGCTCAACCGCAGGGACTGGGCCTCGATGACCAAAGAGGAGATCGCGGCTCGTGATGAAGAGTGGCGCAGAGAGTTCGAGGCCCGAAAGCAGGCCGAGGCCAACAAGCAGGTCAAGTAACAAGATGTCCACCTGATTAGTTACCGCGCGCTTGTCCTTGGTTGCCTTTCCCACAACTCATCACAGGAGGTCGGACATGAATCGCGTCCAAACCAAGCCGCCACCGCCGTGGTGGCCGAAGCCGGTGACAGACCCGAGTATCGATGAGATCTTCGATAGCATCTTCCTCGTTATGAGAGCGGACTTGAAGGCGCTGACCCGGCCTGAGACCGAGAGGAGCCCGGTGGCCGTGGCTCGGGGGCTGAACACTCTCCGGGCGACATATCGGGCCTTGATAAGTCAGGGGCATACGGAATACCAGCCGATGCTGGATAGCCTTCAGGCTGGGCTCGATGGCTTCGCCCAGGAGGTGCTGGCCATGCTGGCCAGGGCGCTGGATGATCCGGCGACCAGTGCTGAAGATCGCGAATTGATCCAACAGTTCTTCGCCGAGGACCGACGCTGATGGACGCGGATGAGGCCGAAAGACTTGTCGCCGAACTACGCGCCTGTCGGGGGGACCCCGAACGCTTCGTCGACACCATGTTCGACTGGAATGACCCCGAGCTCAAAGGCAAGTCGCCCCTAAAATGGCAACGCGAAATTTTGCGGGCGATCAAGGAGGATCTGCCGCTAGGCAAGGTCCGAGCTGCCTGCGCGTCAGGCCACGGTGTCGGAAAAACCGCGCTTGTTAGTTGGCTCATTCTTTGGGCGATGAGCACCTGCGGGGATTGCCGGGGCATTCTGACTGCATCCAACGAGAGTCAACTGGCCACGCGCAACAGGGCCGAGCTTGCGAAATGGCTGAGGCTGTTCAAGGGGCGCGACTTCTTCACGCTGACCGCGACGGCGCTGATTTCTTCTAACCCATCGAGGGAGATGACGTGGCGCGTGGATATGCAGCCTTGGAATGAACACAGAAGTGAAACCTTCGCCGGACTTCACAACCAAGGCAAGCGCATCGTCGTTATCATGGACGAGGCCTCGGTTATTCCGCAGATCATCTGGACTACACTCGAGCCAGCCATGATCGATGCGAGCACAGAGTGCATCTGGTGCGTGTTTGGCAATCCACTCAGAAATTCTGGATCGTTTTATGAGTGTTTTGGGAAGTTTAGCCATCGGTGGCCGCGGCGCTGGCATGTCGATGCCCGCGATGTCGGGATCAGCGACAAAGAACAAATCAAGCAATGGGCCGAGGACCACGAAGAGGATTCGCATTTTTTCATGACCCGCGTTCGTGGGTTATTCGCCCATCAGAGCGCGCTTCAGTTCATCGGGAATGATCTTGTTGAAGCAGCGATGGAGCGCGAGGTCATCATGAACCCGCGTGACCCGCTTGTGCTTGGTGTCGATGTCGCCCGATTTGGTGACGATGACAGTGTGATTTATCCGCGGCGGGGAATGGATGCGCGAAGCATTCCACCGATAGTGCTCAGGCAGGTCAGCACGGATCGGCTAGAGGATGCGGTGCTGGAGTTCTGTTCACGGCATCACGTCGAATGCATCTTTATCGATGGCGGCGGGGTTGGTGGCGGTGTCGTCGACCATTTGCTGAATAGGCACAATCTGCCTGTCCGGGATATTCAGTTTGGCGGCAGACCAAACCGGGGCGATCAGATCAAGTACGCACAACGGAGAAGTGAGCTGTGGGGCAACATGCGCGATGCCCTCAAGTATCTGGCGATACCGGATTCGGCTGAACTGCGCGATCAACTGACCTCACCCGAGTTCGATTACAATATGGGGTGAGTTGCAACTCGAGAAAAAATCGGATCTTAAGAAGCGCGGTTTGCAGAGCCCCGACATTGCCGATGCTCTGGCGCTGACCTTTGCTGCGCCGGTGTTTCCGCGGGGTTATGACGACTGGACCGGCACCGCGGGCAACGTCATCTCCGACTATAACCCACTGTCTTCCGAGAACCTCGAGGCCACGATGAATGGAAAGCCGCTGGTGGAGTCGCGGGCCAGGAGCTACGCGGCCGGATGGGCGCGGCTGAAGCCGGAATACGAAGGCTGGAGCCAGCAAGATCATGTGGATGCTTGGGCCTCGGATGGGGTGACGCATCGCGATCAAGGTGGAGACTGGGAATGATAGCGCCGCGCGATTCTCGGAGGCAGTATTCGGGACTACAGGTGGCGATAGGCCATTACGATCGAGGGCTGCCACCTTTGGGGTCGCCGGCGTGGCAGCAGATCAACTCCGACCGCTACATCTTGAGGGAGGGCCGGGATAGGACAATACCCGGTGCTGGAGTAGATGAGCGATAGTGCCCCGCATCCAGTCTCGGTCGCCGTACGCAGCACCTGAACCGGCGAGACTGAATGCGGGGTTTGGTTCATCGCAGTCTTGCGAGCAGTTGCGGCGTGGCGGCGAGCCTCGCTCTCTCAACACGATCAGTAGTGGTTTCTATATTCTGGTTCTGGATTGCTACGATTTTTGATGCGGGAGGGCATTCACGCCTCTCCCGCCTTAGTTATCTCAATAGCGATCACGGTCCCGGTCATGATCATAATGGTCCCGGTCGCGATCATAATGGTCCCGGT